ACTACCTGAGTAAAATATTTTAATTCCGGTCACACCAAGGTCAGCCAACTTTAATAGAAGGCCTGTCATTTCATTTTCTGTCATATTATTTTGTTTTGTAAAATCTGCCAAGAATATTGGCATTTAAATAATTTTCTTTTTCAAGCACTTCATATTTAAACTGGTGCTTTACTTCCTGATATGTTAACTCCATTGCTGAATAGCATATCATTAATATTTCTCTCTTAATAACAACACCTGCTTTGTGAGCATCTTTAAGAGTTTTATTACTACTGTAGTAATTCATGTAATCAGGTTTAATTACTCTGGAGTATTTCTTGAGTCTTTTATCAGTACTCATAGCCAAAGCTTTCTTACCTAATGGTCTTTTGATATTAGCAAAGAAGTTCTTCTTACCAATGTATGCAACAGACTTACCATCTATGATAGCAGTCATACTGTAGATAAATCCAACACCATTTTCAGGAATCATAGAATCTGAAAACTCTTTGCCTTTATATGTCCAACTCATACTATTTTTTATTTATAAAATTTTCTAGAATCTCAAGTTCTAAATGAGCAATTTTACATTCAAGTAAGTAATTTCTATTAACTAAATCTTGTACAGCTTCTTCTAGTACATCATTCTGATTCTTAAGCACTTCTATTTCATCATCAATACTGCTAATTTCTTTTTTAACATCTTCTACCTGAGCATCATATTGATCTCTTAAATCAGATAAAAGACCCTCAATTTCAGCTATAAGTCTATTTATGCTCATAATGCTTGTTTTAATAGGGTTAGTAATAAATCTCTAGTAGCTTCAATACCATGTACTTCAACAGAATCTGCAATATCCTTTTCTAATGGAAGAACTACATAAGGAATATTATATTTTGTATGATATCTTTGTGCAGCAACAATACCAGGTTCATCATTGTCAAAGATTACAAAAATCTTTTTATACTGACGGATTAACTTAGACATAGTAGTTTCAGCAAGCATGCTGTTCTCACTATCTGGAGCTATTACTTCAACATCTTTTATCTGAAGTTTTCTGAATGTCATCAAATCCTTTAAGGAAGATGTGACTACCAGATATTTCTTATCAAATGTTAATTGTTCTGAGCCCTGAATATAATTTTGAACTTTTGTAAACTTTCTATCTTTATCCATGGGTTTATAAATCTTGTACAAAGTACCATCATTTTTAAAATACCCATAGATATAACCATTTGCATGTTTGAAAGATTTTACTTGACCGTCAACCTGAATCTTTTCCATTACATAATATGATAATGGTACAACATTGTAGAACTCAAGCATTTTAGATCCAATATGAAATCTACTCCAATATTTCTGATCATGCGTCTGCCAATGTCTCATCTCATAGTCAACAACTTTGTATCTGTCTTGACTTATTGTTCCTCCTACAAATCTTTGCTGATTGCTTGTAACATAGTCTTGATAGTCACAAGTTATTTTATTTGCTGCTTCCCAGCGGTGTTGTAACTTAAACATACACTGTACAAGTTCAACATTATCTCCTTGAAATCCTGAAGAAAAATCTTTGAACCTATAAGTTCCGTTATGATGATACACACACATTGAAGGTACTTTATCTTTTGCATTAAATACAGATAAGATTTTTATGTCTTGTCCGTTTAAACTTTCACTCAGATTAAGATAATATTCAAAAACCCACTCAACAGGGACATCCAGTATGGATGAAATTAAATTTTTTGTTGAAATCATAGCACCTTAATTAATAATAAAAGGGGAGCCATCACTGACTCCCCTATAACTAACTATTTGTTAATCAAGTGAAAAGTCAGAAGATGTTTTAGATGGAATGCTAAGATCCTCATCATCATCTCCGAAGTTATTAACTTCAGTTGTTTTGGCTTTAACCATATGTATTTTCTCATCATAAGCTAATACTTTGCCTCCGGCTTCTTCACCAAACGCGTATCTACCTTTGTCAGATTTTGGCAAGAACAAATCATAATTTGTATAACCTGTTTTACCTACATACTCTTTACCAGCAACACAGAAGTCAAGATATATATCTTTGAATGGTGCAGTATTATTGAATGCTTTGATCAAGTCTTCAATTGTATCATGCAAATTATCTTGAGCAACAAACCAGTCATTGATCCCAAGAGTTTTACATAAGTTCTGCATGAACATCATGATAGATCTATCTCTCTGAATCTTGATACCAGTTTTTGTTTCTCCATCTGCAAAAGCATATTGACTTGCTTTTACTCTACCTATTTGACCAGCATAGTGTCCTTTGCTTTCATCATCTTTATCAACTAGAAATCCTTGGAAACCGTCAATTGGTTCACCTTCTACATGCATCATCAAGTGTTTTGCACCTGGAATGAATGAGTAATCATCCAAATTAATACTGTTAATCTTTAATAAGTGATTTCCCGGAGCTAATGTTTTAGGAAGGCCAGACCCACCAGTGCTCAAATCAGTTGTACTTAATCCCATTTTTATTTTATTTTAAATTGTTACACAAATACTTTGTCCCATGTTGTTGTTAGGACACCATCTACCATTTCAGTTATTACTACTTCCTCATTTCTAAGATGTGCAGGTCTTGCACCACAAGTAACTTCTTCATTTGTTTTAAAAGACAAGAAAGTCTTATTACCTTTTCTGTACATATAGCCAATTGCATCAGCATTTGCACAGATCAGAGATTTAATTTTACCAGTCAAATCAATGTTTGCAGACATTACTAACTCTCCTTTGTCATCCACTTGTTTATCTTTAATGTGACCAGATAAAATAATGTGGGGTGCTAAGGTATCAATAAAATCTAAAACTTGAAAGAATGCTTGACGAATATATAAATATCCGGCACCATTAGGAAGAGTGATAACACTTGTGCCATCAAAATTCTTACCCATTGCTGTTTGTTTGTAAAGCTTAATTGCTAAAGGCATGATCATTTCCTCTAATGCAGTCACTGTATCAATAGTAACATACTTATAAGGACAACCTGCTTCTTTAATAGCTTTACCTGTATCAAGCAATTCTTGAAGACTGTTTATTTTAACTTTCATGGCTGCTACGTAATCAGTACCATTTTCTAAATCTAAAATTAGATTGTTATCTAGACCAGCATACGCTGTGGTTTTACCGGTCTTTGGTTTAGAATAGATCACTATTCTTTTGGGATTTACACGTCCTCCCATAACCTTTGAAGTTGGCAATACTATACTCATTGTTTTTCAATTAAAGAATTTAACCAGATTTTATTACTCACCGGCTTTTTCCACATGATTGCAGCAAAATCTGTAATTGTCATTTCTGATATAGGTAAATCATCTCCCACTAGTATATCCTCTAGGGTAATTTCTTTCACCTGCTCAGGTTTTTTGGTATATTCCTCCTCAAAATTTGGAAAAACCAGACTATTTTGCAATCTTGGGATAGTAATTTCCTCCTTAGAAGGTGACTCCTTTGCTTTTTCATACATAGGGTATGTCATTTCTCTTCCATCTAGATTAACAGCTATCATTTCTGCCAATGGAACAGTATAAGTAAAGTAAGGTTCACCAGTATTCTGATTGATGTTTTCCTTTTTCTCATACTCTTCAGCAAAGTGAGGATTGATCTTGTATTTACAAAGCACTCTGTCTTCATGGAAAGGTTTGTAATCTACAGTCTTTCCATTTAAATCAGATACATTGTCATAAAACTCAATATAAATATCCTCATTTTTCTTTAATTCCCATTCAAAGAATTGAACCTGTCTTCCATACTTACCTTTCTGAAAGAATGCAGTTTTAATTACAAAGAATGGATCAGTGATTCCCAACTTTCTGAATGTGTCCATGTGTTGCACAAAGAATTCAGATGTTTTTTGTTGTCTCAAACTCATAACTTGTTTTTTTTAATTTGTACTAATCTTTTGCTTTGTTGATGTTGGTGGAGTATCAATCTCAATAATCCTCATTGTAGTCCGATCTAGCTTAAAGAAGCTTATCCGTGTGGTACCATTTCTTGATTTCAAAAAGTGAAAGACTAATACATCTGTGTCACTAATGATATACTTTTCTGGACCATAATTTCTGATCTTCCGTATTGAAGGCTTATTGATACCCAATACTACATCAGCATGTTGCAACAACGCATCAGAACCATATATATCAGAATCTAATACATAATTACCGTAAGTTCCTTCTTCTGACCTTTTAGGGTCATCAATGTTTCTATTCAACTGACTCAAAACTACAAAGGCAACTGGATAGTGCTTCTTCATCATAGTGAGTGCCTCACCTAATGAACCAAGCATTTCAAACTTGTCTTTTTCATTTCTAGCTTTCTTGAATAGTGCAGAGTGATCAATTGCTACTAGCATGTTTGGGAAAGTCCCGTCTGCCTGTTTGTGCTTTTCCATATGATAATGGATAGTTGCGCACATTTCATCTACTGTACATGCATCATATACTACATCCACTATGTCTTTGGCTGCAGTTTTGTGATAGTACTCTACACATTTCTCATAGATATGTTTATCTATTTGTTTTCCCTTACTCATTAATGTATTGTAATCAGAACCTGTTTTCAGACTAAACTTTCTCACACCACTGGTTTCATCAACCATCTCCATCTGGAACTTAAGAATCCTAAATGTTTGGTCAGCATTGTTCTCAATGATATCACTGATCAACTGCTCCATAAATAAAGTTTTCCCGGTTCCTGGCCTAGCACCTACTACGGTGATAGTTCTCCACTCTAATCCATCACAAAAAGCATCATTAAATTTGGGCCAAGCACTCCTAAGAGATTTTACTTCTCCATTTCTTCTTGCGCGCATTTTTAAAAGTGCTTTCTCTAATGCTTGTCTTTCACTTACTGGAATCAAGGGTCTTGCCCCATTAAATAATTCTGCCATTGTATTTATTTTTGTTGTTTACATTGTTCTTTTGCTCTGTTATATAGATGATGAAACACACTAATGATGATTTCTATAATAACAAAGTTTCCAATGGTGATATTCACAACAAAAAGATTTATGATAAACCATGAAAGCACTGTACCAAGTACAGCAAGTCCAAGCATTAATGTACTAATTCTCAAACTTGGTATCATACAACTGCCTCCGTAAAATAAACTTGATCAACATCAGGTGTTGTCTTAATCAACTCACAGTAATTTGCTAATTCAGATTCAAATGACTTGTCAATGTTCTGTTTTCTAACAAAATACTGTGATGTTCTCATGTAATCAAAGTTTCTGAGTTCATAATCTCTTACATATTTTTCTGTAGCTTCAAAGATTAACTCCCAGCTATAGTCATATGTTTCAAAGAACCATTTAAATGCACTTTCAAGATTTTTTGGGTTAGTCCTTGCATATTTTCCAGAGGACAGTTTCCTATTAGGAAATATGACAACATAATCCTGGATATTTTGTACAAAGTCTGCACCCATTAAATCTTTAGATACTTTTTTCTTGGTTCTTTTGAAGAATCCACCTATTTCTTCTGTAAAAATAATGCTTTTACTAGTAAGTTGCAAATCTTCTGTCAGCCAATGATCGCTTTGCAGTCTTTTGCATTCTAATTCTTTATTCACAAAGTTTTTAGGTACCACTTTTTCCTTAATACACCACAAAACATAGTATGCATTAGGAGTAATATTTTCTTGTATGAGTCTATTGAATATCTCTGTCATTACCAAATAAGTTTTTGATTGTAATTTTTCTCAACAATTTTTGAAATCTCATTAAAAAGATCTTTTGAATCCCATGCTTGTTGTTTTAGGTATGCTGCACTGGCAGGATGAGTAATAAAAAACTTGTAGTTGTTATCATTTATACAATCTGACCATTCTT